CCCGAGACAATGGCTGCATCAACGTCAGTCATGTCTTCTGATGTCCAGTAGTCTCTGGTTAGCATTAACTCAAGATGCTCTACGTTTCTATCTACACAGGCGTTTTTCTCGTCTGCACTTTCATCGACATATTGAGTTCCAGCGATAATCGCATTGATAAGATCAACACTGTGACCCATAGCCGTGTAATGTTGCGCTATCTGCGCGGCTGTTTCTGCCATTTTACTACTCCTATAATTGCGCCTTCAGAGAGTCAATCTCGTCAGACAGTTCTTTAATCGCATTGACCAGTATTGGCACAATACGCTCGTACTTCAACCCCATATTAACTTCATCATCAGTTAAACTAGTAACCAATCTATCTTCTTTACTATTGCCATATCCAATTTCTTGTTCAAGTGTTTGCACTTCTTGCGCTAATAAACCTAGATTTACCCTAGACTTCTTACGCGATCCATCTGGAACTGCTGCAAGAATATCAGCGGAAGTGGGGTTTTCCCCAGCATACCAAGACCTCTTATCCCACTTGTAAGTAACAGGTCTTAATTGTTTTACAAAAGATAGGCCATGTGTAAAGTCAGTTATATCTGCCTTGTCTCTTTCATCAGATGATGAAATTGAAGTATCCGCGCAAAACAAATCACTAATATCATTATCACCTAAACAAAACTGATTGCTTCCGGTAGTAACGGAGCCAGAAGGTGAATTTGCATCTCCAGAATTGTACCCAAGAAATGTATTGTTTGCTCCTGACGTAACATCATTACCAGTGCCAGAACCAAGGGCCGTGTTTGTTCCACCAGTTACTGCAGCAGAATCTTTGCCTAACGCCTGTCTGCCAATAGCCGTATTATGACTACCTGTAGTTATTGTTTTACCAGAATCATGTCCAATAGCGGTATTACTTGCTCCGGTAGTATCCACAAGCAATGCGTTATAACCAACCGCAGCATTAGAACCACCAGTTGTGTTGGCATTTAAGGCTTGATAACCCACAGCAGTTGTACCTGCACCACTTGTAAGATCCTCAGACGCTTTATAACCCACAGCAACTCTTGCACCGGCAGTAGTAGTAGATGATAACGCCAAAGCACCAATGGCAGTATTCTCAGAACCAATTGTATTAGCAGTTAATGCGTCTTGACCCACGGCTACATTTTGATTTCCACTGGTATGTGCACTCAGGGCTGTTTGGCCCATCGCAACATTATTTGATCCGGTAACTATCGCTCCCATAGCGGAATAACCAACAGCAACATTATTACCGCCACCAGTCATTGCATCTAAACAATATGCACCAACAGCTACATTATTTGTAGCACCCGTTATTGCACCCCCGGCTAGATAACCAACAGCAGTATTAGAACCACCAGTTGTGCAAGCACCTAATGCAGCACCGCCAATACCAGTGTTATGACTTGCTGTTGTAATTGCATCGCCAGCCTCATAACCAATTAAAACAGTTTGAGTTGAAGTTGTGGCTGTAGTACCAGTGTTATACCCCATCATTACGTTGCCATCACCCGTTGTGAGGGCATCACCACACTGCACACCAACGGCTACATTATAACTGGCGGATAAGTTCGCTCCCAATGCGCCATGACCCAAAGCAACTAAATTGCTGCCAGTAGTATTAGCATCTAATGCAGAAGACCCAACAGCAGTATTATTTGCTCCAGTAGTATTTACTGTTAGAGCGTTATACCCTAAACCCGTATTATTGGCGGAATCTGTGGATAGACGTAAAGCAGACCAACCAAGAGCGGTATTATTCGCGCCGGTTGTATTTGTAAAGAGTGCCTGATAACCGACGGCTGTAGCGTAATTTCCTGTAGTGTCAGTTGCAGCCTTATAACCAATAGCGCATATACCAAGTGCGCCATTAGCAGCATTAGCAGCCTCATGTCCTACAGCAGTAAGTTCAGATACTGTGGTATTTGCGCCTAACGCACCATTTCCTATTGCTACGTTTTGTGTGGCTGTAGTATTGGCATCCAATGCTTGGTATCCTACTGCTACATTATTTGCGCCAGTGGTATTTTCAAATAATGCTGATCTGCCTACCGCCGTATTTGTTGCGCCAGTAGTATTAAGTTTAAGAGTCTGAACACCTAAAGCGGTATTATCATCTGCAGTTGTAGTTGCGCTTAATGCCCCATCACCTATTGCAGTATTATTATCACCTTCTGTAATAGCATCTGAGGAATTTTTACCAACAGATGTATTCTGTGATCCAGTTGTTAGTGCTGCTAAAGCGGCAGAGCCTACAGCAGTATTAGCAGTTCCAGTGGTAGCCGCTGTTAAAGCGTTATATCCTATAGCGACAGTTTCATCCGCTGTAGTTACCGCATCTAAAGCAGTAGTTCCAACCGCTACATTATTACTTGCGGTATCAGTAGTTCCAGATGGATCGCTTCCCAACCAGATGGAGTTGTTTTCTACTAAAGCGTCTGACAGACCATTTATGTCAGTTGCACCACCACCTGCGCCAGCAGCCCATACTGGGTTTGCACTAGCACCCTGAGTCTTTAAGAAATGACCGTCTGTTCCGTAGCCAAGTCTGGCCCAGTTAGTACCGTTGTAATACATCACATCGCCTTGGGCATCTGACCCAAGAGCGATCATAGTTCCGTCTACTGAGTTAGCGGCAATTGTTACCGCCCCAGTGTTAGCCATTGTTACGTCACCGCTCAAAGCGGCAGCCGTAAAGCCGGTTCCATCACCTATCAATATCTGTGTGTCAGCAACAGCCTTGTCTGATGGCACACCGGAGGAATTAGCATCCCTAACCTTGACCGTGTTAGCAGCCATGTTTGCCAGTTCTGCGTTTGCTACTCCAGCGTCTTTAATAGTTATTGCGCCAGAAGATGCAGCAAAGTTATCAGAACTAAAACTAGCAGCACCCTTTGCGGATGTGCTGGCATCTTGAATTGCTATTGTTACATCGCCTGAACTACCACCCCCAGTTATTGGGGAGGTAACATTAACTGCTGTAATATCGCCAGTGGTTGCAGCAGCCCATGAAATGTCAGTTCCGTCACTTGTTAGAACATAATTAGCACTACCAACCGCGAGAGCAGCGGGGTCACCGCTTGCATCCCCATAGATAATCTTACCTCTTGCAAGTCCAGCCATCTTCGCTAGAGACACGGCATTATCAGCAATCGTCACCACACCAGCATTAGTCATGGTTACATCACTGGACAGTGCGGCAGCAGTAAACCCTGTGCCGTCACCAATTAGTACTTGAGTATCAGCTACAGCCTTATCAGAAGGCGCACCAGACGAGTTTGCGTCCCTGACCTTAACAGTATTTGCAGCCATATCGGCTAACATAGAGTTCTCTACTGCACCAGATGCAATCGTAACTGCCCCAGTATTTGCCATTGTAACATCGCCACTTAAAGCTGCCGCTGTAAATCCAGTACCATCTCCTATTAAGATTTCAGTGGTAGCAAGAGCTAAGTCAGAAGGAACTCCAGAAGAATTAGCATTTCTTACCTTTACGGTATTCGCCGCCATGTTAGCCAATTCAGCATTAGCAACACCGGCGTCCTTAATTGTTACTGCACCAGAGGAAACAGAGAAGTTATCAGATGAAAATGATGCTACACCCTTTGCTGATGTGGTTGCGTCATCTCCTGCTACAGTGAGCGTCGAACCAGTCGCTGAAGTATTAAGACCTGAGCCACCAGCAACAGTAAGACTCTCTGAATCCAAATCAATGTCGATAGTGCCACTGTCAGAAATAACATCCAAATCTTGTGCCGTAACTTGTGAATCGACATAGGCTTTAATTGACTCCGAAGTTGCGACAGTTGTTGCGCTTGCCCCTGACATAGTATCGCTATCAAGAACAGCCGTACCGGAGATTCCGGTATTAACAACTGGACTGGTTATAGTTGGAGTTGTGAGAGTCTTGTTTGTAAGGGTATCTGTAGTTGCTAAGCCGACAAGAGTATCTGTGGCGTTAGGCAGGGATACAGTTCTGTCAGCGGTGGGGTCTACAACGGTCAGTGTCGTTTCATAGGCGTCATCAGTTGCGCCTTCAAATATGATGGTGGCATCCTCTGCCATTGTTAGGGAAGTGTTGGCCGTCAGCGTCGTAAAGGTTCCCGCTGCGGCAGAACTTCCACCTATGATTGCGCCATCAACTGTACCGGCATTTATGTCTACACTGTTAGAGGTTACCGGGGAAACCGCTAGAGTAACCCAAGCGTCGTTGGCTTCATTTCTTATTTTTAATAGATTAGCACTGGTATCAAACCAAATCAACCCAGCTGTAATGGCTACGGCTGGTGCTGAGTCTGAAGCATGAATTGCATTAACCGCCATATCAACTGACGGAAACGAACTCTGCAATACAGACTTTATCAGACGAAGATGATTATCTCCCTGACTAACATTGTCCGAAGCAAGAGGATTTGTACTAACTAATTCATCAATGTATGTTGCTGATTCTAGTGCCATTATGGATACCCGCCTGTGTTCATCACCCTCATTGCGCTACCAGAGTGACGATCTTTATTATCTTGGTTTTGTATGTCATCTATTGCCTGTTTAAATGCCGTAGCCCACAATGGAACCCGCTCATCATTCATAATGAAAGGCTCCGCTTCCAACAATGTGCCGTATAAATATACATCTGGATTATTAGTCAACATATCGGAAGTGGTATTCGATGCGGATAAAGCGGTGAATGTTTTGTAGTAGAGCATAGACGTAGTATAGACAGCATCAGGGTTCGGCCCTAACCTTACGTTATCCGCTATAATTGTAAACACTTTCGGTTTACCCTTCGTACTTCCTGCCCACAATCTCGACATCATCTCTGGGGTAATATAAGCCAGTGGAGTTATAGGGTCAGTAGACAGGTGAAACTCTTTCATCTGCACAAACCCTGTAGGAAGAGAATACTCCCTAGTTCCGCCAACCGTAGAGAGTGCCGTAGAGACAGTTTCCATATCTCTGATTCTTAAAATCCGGTTAAACCTAGCCTCTGCCAAAGAAATAAACTCTGGTATACGATCCGTTAAGTCGGAGCGGTCTAACCAGTTTGCCGCTGCCGTCTGCAACGTAGCATAAGTATTTATTGCCATTATTTACTCAGTTCTGTAATATAAACCGACGCCGTACCGGAACCTGTAATTGCCGCGCATTTATCCGCCTCACTTACCCTAAAAAAATAAGGAGTGGCAGCCGCAACATAAACTGAGGCCGCCACCGTCGCAGTGGGTGTCCCTTCAAACTGAATAAAACACGCAGCGGTAGCCGTTACCATTACAGTCTGTACCTGAGTTGCAAATGCAGACGTTCTGGTAGTGCCGCTAGTTGTAGTCGCAGATAATGTATGCGTAGTTAGCGGATTCCATACATTACTAATATCTGTATATGCCATATCTTTTTACCTAAATGTTTGTTGGAGCAACTTTGAAATACTTGTAATCGGGATCATTGAGATACCGAGCAAGAAGTTTGGGGTCTTTTTGGATTGCCCCGTTTGTATCCATCATCCACTGTTCCCATATGTTTATGGGTATAGAAGCCGTGTGATGCCACTCGCCCCTCTTACCTAAAGATAATTTATCACCA